TGATGATGAAGCGACGGATTGGATTTTCCGGCGTGCTTTGTTCTTCCATAGGGCTGTTAACAACAAAGCCTTGGAATACGTAACTACGCTTTTTCCAGTACTTACGACCAAGTGCTTCCATAGTTGGGTCTTTGAACCAAGGACGGATTTGAGCATGGATTGGGCAAGTTTCGCCCCACATCTCAACACAAGGAACTTGTACAACAACCTTTTTAGATTCGTCTTGTCCCTTAACGCCCGGGAACTCGATCTTGATCATCTGACGCTCTTTCCAGAAGAACGTATTGCTTTCGTCACCATCTGGGAGGAAGCGTAACGTTGCTGATGTACCTTCGGGGATATTCCAGTGTGCGTAAATTGCGTTATCGCCTGTACCCTGCTGAGTACCACCGGATTTTTGTGCTTGCTCGGCTAAGCGAGCGCGGATTTCTGCTAATGAAGCCATAATGTTTTTCCTTTATATATTAGCCAATGTTAGTGTTTTGTCTCTAATGAGTCAAACAACACATGCTTGAATTGTCTTGCATGTGTTGTATTGTACTTATGATCGTAGGTAAAAAGCAATACCCAAATCAATGAATTTCTAACATTCTGGACAAATGAGCCTACTAATGCAGAAGTGGTAAATATCCGGAAGCCAGCATTCTGGCAAAAAGGATGAACAAATGACAGCTCGTAAAATTAATACGTTTAGATTAAACGATACAACACCCGAAGACCATTTAGGGCGTTTAGGTGAGATCACCTACAGAGACGGATACCTGTACTACCATAATGGTGTTACACCAGGCGGCGAATTAATCGGTGGAGGCTCAGGTGGTAGCGGCGGCCCTACAAGCTGGGCTAGCGTTACAGGCAAGCCAAGTATCCCAACAGATATTAACGATCTAACAGACACAGATGGTCTATTGGCAAATACCGGTGACTTTACATTCACCGGTGGAACAGCTAGTTTACCAGCCGGTGATACCATGGTACTTGACACTTTTCAAGTTGGTGGAAACAAGCAATCTACTTTAACTCTAAGCACATCTGGAATTTCTAGTTTAGATGTTGGTAATAATTTTAGAATTAGAAATGGCAATGGTACTGGATTTGAGAAAGATTGGACATTTGGAGCAACTGGTAGTGTAACATGGCCAGACGGCACTATTCAATCAACTGCTTATACTGGCAGTGATCATTCAGCCTATGAAATAACAAACACCAGCCCAGAAGGCTCTATATATTCAGTTAGCGTAAGCACAAGTGGTATTGTTACTATGACTACTGCTCGTGGCAGTTTGGAGTTTGGCGCACAACCAGAAGAAGGTGCTCCGCAACACTTACACATTATGCGTCCGGCAGATCAAGGCGGCAGTACAGACTTATACTTTGGCGATGATTACAATTATTTTAAGTTACCAGGCAACTACGGTGCTGGTACATTAGGCGTTGATATTGGCGCAAATGATGGTGCTGGTGGTGCTCAGCATGTCTGGCGTTTTGGTACAGATGGCAACTTAACATTGCCAGCAGGCGGAGATATTAAAGACAGCACTGGCGCAAGCGTATTAGGTAGCGGCGGAAGTGCCAACACTGGTGATATTACATTCAACAGTGGCACTCTAAGTAATCCTGTAGATCAAGCTGTTCGATTACAGACTTCTAATACTACACAGACAGCATCTTATAGTTTCACACCAGGCAATGAATATTCCACTGCGGTCTGGACTGATCAGGAAATTGTATTCAATGATCCCACGCAGGCTGTTTATGATGCTATTTGGGCATTAACTGATGTTAGCGTAATTGAAATACAGGTCAATGGAAACTGGCAAACAGTAACATACACTGGTTCCAGTACACCTGGCTTACCAGCGGCACCTACATTATTTGTAAATCAAACAGCAGTAGATGGTCCGCTAACCGTCGACGTAGCTGAATTTAGTATCAGACAAGGTACACAATCTTATGTTGAAATCGACGGCAGTGATTTCAGAGTTGATGTACAAGATGACATTAGAATGTATGCCAATGATACATTCAGACTGTCAAACAGATCCAGCGAAAATAGCATTGTTATTGAAACTAATGATGGAGAACACTCTTGGTATTTCAGAGCAAATGGTACATTAGAGCTACCCAACGGTGGCACTATTGTTGACGAAAATGGCAATAATGTTATTCCCACAGTACCAACATCAGTCAGTCAACTAACCAACGATAGTGGCTTTATTGCGATGGTTGCTGTACCTGCTTCTAGCTTGGGCGCACCCGGCGATGAACCAGGTAAGGTAGCTTTTGATGCTGGCTATATCTACTACTGTACAACGTTCTATGACGGTGTTGCTAACATTTGGAAGCGAGTAGCATGGAGTGTTGATACTTGGTAAGTCTAATAAACTTACAATTAAAAGCCCCTTGCGGGGCTTTTCTTTTGAAGTTAAATTAACCTAACAACTTACCTAGTTTAGCGTCCAATTCGCTTACTGCTTCATTGACATATGATTGTTCTGTTACAGAATTTTTGTCTGGTAATTTATATTCTATAACGCCACTTAGGTCACCTGTGCGTGCCGCACGTTCCATCATACGACGAAGCATGATAACTTCATCTTGGCCGCGTTTACGAATTTCATCAAGCTGGACATTGTTTTCAACTTTCTTACTCCAGCGTAGTAGTTCCATCATGTCTTTACGACGACGACTGATTTCTAAAATCTTAGAACCAGCATCATCCCAAGGCTTGCCACCCGACTCAACGTGCAATGCCATTACTCTAGCACCTAGTAAATGATTGTATGGGAAACGGAAACGCTCTCCATCTTTTTCAATAAACAAGGCCTTGATGTTACGACTACGTGCGCCTGGCTTTTCTTCAGTAACACTTTTAGAGTGTGCTACTCTAATCTTAGTGCTACCTAGCGGATGGTAGCTAATCTTTAAACTGTTACGACTTTCGTGTACATCAGTTCTGTGAGCCATTTGCTTTGGTGTAATATCACCAGCATAGCTACGAACAGTTGTGCCGTACAAGTAACGACGGGCAATAGATTGTACCATTGGTTTTAGTTTTTCTTCAAACCAATCTTTGTCTGTTTTGTCTGGATCAAACCAAACTTCAACATCAGTATTTTCGTGATTTATCATTACCATTACACCTTGCTTTGGGAGGTACTGATAAATGGCATTCATTTGATCAAGTGTGCTTTTGCCGTCTTCGTCCTTGAAATTAGCATCGTGGCTAACCCCTGCCACAGCGGCAGCAATTTCGCGGGTTAAATCATCTTTTGTTGACATAGTTATATTTAGTTATAAGAAGCCAATTGGCATAGGTCTTAATACATCATCTGTTCCAGCATTTATTAGCCTATCGTATGTTTTAGAATCCCAAGTCATAATGACTTCAACCATACGTAGCGTTAATATAGTTGCCATTACCAAGTCATCTGTTTCACCATCTTTGGCCGCAAAGCTTGCTCCACGGGCAATAAAGTTCTTAAGTTCTCTCAATAAGTTGTGACTGTAAATTGTCATCTTATCACTTTCAACATAGTTCTTTAGTCGCATACACGCAGAGATTTTGGTTTTGTGGCTGGTGTTAAATCCGCGGCGTCCTCTGTTTTGTCCGGCACGTCTAACTTCCTGCACAAACGTACCTGGAATATGTTCTTCACCAAATTCGCGAATACTGATAAGTGCGGCTTCGCCGATTGTGTTGTTTTCCACTGACCAATATAGTTCAGCAGAGTTGTGAGTTTCATCTTTGAGCCACTTTAAGATAGCAACAAGAGTTCTAAGCTGTCCCTGGATATCAGTTTTGTTGTGTTGCCATTCAGCAATTTGTTCTAGCTCAGGAAGCTTAAACACTTGAATGGCCGCAGGGTCTCCGCCTGTACCTAAACTTGGATCCCAACCAATTACATACGCACCTTGGTTTTCTGGATATTTGAAAATTCTAACTTGCCCTAGCTTACCGCTTGGTTCGCGACTTTCCATTGTTACTAGCTTCATTGAGTTAACTAACGTTTCGTCAGCAATAATGAATTCACATTCGTGTTCACGTAAGAAGCGTTCTTCACCAATCTTAATACGTTCAACTTGTGCCCAAGCTTCATCACGATCAGGATGGTCGCTCCAGATAAACTTAATGCTAGCAAAGCCATTACGACCGAGAGCCTGTTTGTTTCCAAACTCATCAATGTTCTTTGTAGCTTCTTTCCAAATTTGTGCAAACTGGTCATCGTCTTGGTTGGGCGTACTTGTAATAATACACTTACCACCTGTTGATAGTGTAGGACTGATAGAAGTCCAAAACTCACTAGCAATACGTGGTTTAACGAATGCAAACTCGTCGCAATAAATTAAAGATAGTGACATACCACGAGCAGTTGTTTCTGTTGTAGTAGTTGAAATAATACGACTGCCGTTATCAAAGTCAATGCTACCTTTGTTATAACTTGTTGCACCTGCTTTTAAGAAGTGTGGCAATGTTTCGTATGTGTAACGAACACGTTGCATAATTTCTTGTGCGCCAGCAAACTTGTGCGCGGCAATAAGAATAGTTTGATCTGCCATGAACATAGCTCGCCATACCAAGTAAGCTGCCGCACATGCAGTCTTACCCATCTGTCGTCCAAGCATGTTAATGCTGTAACGATTGTTGTGATAACAATCAATTAGATCACGTTGGTAATCAAATAGTTTAAAAGGTACTTTACCTTTTGTTGGATGCTGTACCCAGCAGTATGTATCAATGAAGTAGACAGGGTCTTGAGCACACAAGGCAAGTTCACGGACTTGATCGTCCGTGAACTTCTCTACTTTAAAAGGCGACTTTACAAAAGTATTCTCTAAGGCCATTTGGCCTCCTTAATTACTTTTTACGAGCAATGTTTTCTGCAACAAACTTGCGATACTCGCCCATAGCAGATTGAAACGCTTCTTCAACGCTGTCAATATCTGTTGTGTGCATACCCATTGGGTTTTCGCCTTGGCCGTTTGCACGATTCTGTCCATAGTCTTTATGACCAGCACCTTTGCCTAGCTTGTTGGCAATAGTATACTCTTTTGGTTCAGGCATACTTGTGCCATCTGGAGCATTCATTAAACGTGCTTCATCTAGTCCGGCCAATTCTAAAATACGACTGTATTCTTCTTGACCTTCGTATACGCCTTGCCCGTATATATTGCTGTTTGATGTTGCAGGAGCTTCTTCCTTAACTTCTTCTTCTTTGTCACTGCCCATATCGTCAGTTGCATCACTGCCGTTGTCATCATCACCGTCATCAGACTTGCCACTTTTCTTTGCAATCATTTTTGCAAATGCGGCTTTTTGTGCGGCACTCTGAGCTTCGTTAGTTACGCCAGCAAGTTGAAGAATACGTGCAGACTCTTTGAAGTCTTGGTCATCTTCGCCTTCGTGCTTGTCGGCCCAGTTTGGTACGCCATCACCATCGTCGTCTGGCTTTTTAGATTCTTCTACTTCCTTGTCAGGAATGGCGCTTTGAGAGTACATAGAAGCTGGAGTGTCTTCCTCTTCTTTGTCGCTACCGCCATATGTACCAGAACCAGCTTGGTGTTTTAAACCTGTTGCTGTTTGTGTTACTGTGCCGCCCTTGTGAGTAGTTGAAGTATCGCCTACTGCTTCCTTAGGTGCGTTTTCTTCTTCATCGTCTTCGTGTCCAGCTGGTTCAGGCATTTCTGCTGGGCCTTCTTCTGGATTGCCGGCGCCAACGTATAATACTTGTTCGGCGTCGCCACCTAGCTCTGCGGCATGATCAGCAATGTCATGGTCGCCATCACCGTCAACGTCGCCAGAGGCTCCGCCGCCAATGTTAATACCTGCTAAACGCAAAATGCTACCGATTTCTTCGGCACTATCTGTAGTAACACTAATGTTCTTTCCTGGCATAGAAATTGTTACTGACATTTGTTCGCCATTACCTTGTGTCATAGTTTGACCTCCCATGTCATCCCAACATTCTTCTATGCCTTCTTTGGCAATACGAATGCCTTCGTTTAATTGTTTATTTGTTTTCATCGCTTCATTCCTTTTGCTGTTGGCATTGGATTTTTAATTGTATTCAGTGGGCTTTTCTTACCATCTGCTGGGCCTTCCCATGTAGGGGCACAGGCTGCGGCATCTGACTTTGTACCTGATTTGACAATTCCAGCCTTTGCGTCGGCGCGATTCTTATCAAGCTCTTTTAACAAATTCTGGTTATAAGTATCTCCTGCGGCATCTTCAGCTTTAACTGGATTGGCTTCAGCATCGCTGTAGTCTGTACCTAGTTTAGCTTCATGATTTGGCTCGCTGTCGTCTTCCATTTGTTTTTCAACAGGCTCATCACGACCAAATACTCTAATTAATCCATCTTTGATAAACATCAAAGAACGAAGCTCTGCTTCTAATGTTGGCATACTTACTGGTAAACGTGTTACTACGTCAACAATAACAATTTCATGTCCACCCAATTGTGGGAAATCCATTGGTTGTGCTTGTAGCATTAGCTTTTCTGGGCGGCCAACTTCTAAAGCATCATATTTTTTCATATGACGCTCTAATACTTCTAACTGTCTTTCACTTGGGGCAAACGCCATCTTGATTCGATAGCGATGCTCCTTTTGTAATTGATTAATATACTCTAATAGTGTGGGCATAATTAAATCCTCTCATAAGACTATTTATTCTGACCCACACGGTTTAGGATGGCTTTAACAATATCATTGCGGTTTCCTACAAGTCCTTGGTCGCTTACATCAAGCACATTTGGATCTTCTTTGCCCTTTTCGCTGTCCATACGTGCTTTACGCAACTGTAGTTCAACCATTTTAAGCTTCTTATCAATTTTAGCTGTTTTTGCATCAACTGCTGTTTTAAGCAACTGTGCCGCTACTTCAAAGATTTTACCCGCATTTCTATCGTCAACGTTAAATCCCAAATCCATCAAACGCTCGCTCTGTTCTTGAGCTGTATTGGCTAGCTTGTCAAGTTCGCGTTCTGCTGTTGCCATATCTGTTACAGTAGGCAACGCAATATCAACACGATTTGCCATGTCAATGGTAGCATGGGCAACATCTAGCTCCTCCTGAATTTCTTCAGGCATTTGAGTTTCTTGTGTGTCTAGATTAGTGCTAACTTCCTCAATCGGTGGAAAGCCAAACACTTCTTCTAATTTTTTGGTCATACTGTACTTATGATTACTTGCGGCGTTTCTTAGTCGGATTGGTATTATTATAGATATCTTCTTCTGTTAGCACACGGAATGTAGCACCCATTTGTTTACACCATATACGTGCGGCCGCCCATTTGCACATATTAAGTGCTACTGCGGCTTTTTCTTGCTGACTACGTGCCATTTCCATAACAGCTTGCCCCTTAGGTTTAATTTCAACCAGTTCAGCTTTTCTAACACCGTCTTTTTGATACACTACAAAGAAATCAGGAACGTAAAATGTATCGCGTCCTGTAAAGGGATTACGGTAAGGGATACGAACGTTTTCACTTGCCCAGCTTACTACACTAGGGTGATTATCGCAGAATCGCATAAAAGTTAGTTCCCAGCCACTGCGATATTTTGGAGTACCTTTGCCTACATATTTTTCAGGGTGCAGTAAAGTATAAAAACCCTGAGCATAATTCTTAGCCATTAAAACTCCCTAGCGGCTAACTGTAATACTGGTTTAGGAACATTCTTGTAGTATCTAATTGTATCAGGCAAGTTTAAATTTAATCTATCAAGTATATCTTGACTAACATCTAATGTTCCATTTGCAGTTGATGTATCTATTAAAGATCTAAAATCTATGTTCAAGTCTTGGCTGGCTTTCCAAAATGCCAACACTATGTTTTCAGCTGGGGTTCTAGCTAAGCCAAGTGATAGTACTCGCTGTACTGCTTTATCAAAATCTACCTGTGGTATTACTTTATATGTTGTCATTAGAAGTCTGATTTTTCATTAGGGTTATATCCTGGCGCACCTTTGATGCCAGTAACCTTACCTGTTTTTTGGTATTCAGTTACTTGAGCAGGAGTTAATCTTCCAGCCTTGTATGCACGCTCTGCGGCAATACTATCATTGACATTTTGTGCCGCTCTAACATTATTTTCAAGTGTTGTTTGCCTATTAACAATAGTATCGCCCTTCCTGTCATTGACATTGGCATTGGCATTTGTATTACCAACCCTTGCTGGTGGTGCATAAGGCTCTGTGTTATTTGCTTTATTTTTGTCAACCTTAACTCCATTATCAACTGTTCTTGCTTGACTTGGATACTGTGGGGCTACCTGTAATGCTTTTAACCTAGCACGTTGCTCGGCTGTTTGTATTGCTCTTGCTGAATCAGAAATAGGCGGATCATTTCTTAAAGCTTCCATGTATGCTTTTTTATACTCTGGATTAAAGCCTGATTGATCAATGGCTTTTTGTTGATTATTTAAATAGTTTGCAGTTGCTGGACTAGTAACAGGCGGCCTAGTAGGAGAACTTGTTTTATCTGTTCCTGTGTTTGTATTATAATCAGTTGTTGATGTAACTGGCGTAACTGTTCCTTCGGTATTATTAGTAAGATTGCCGTTGGTTGTTTTTCTACCAACAAACGGCACCCAACTTGGCCATGAAATTTCTTTCCTTGGTGCTTGGTTGGCCCGGTTAGCTTGGTTTTCTCTAGCTCTCCTTGCTTGCGATGTCATACTAGGATTACCAGTAGCGGCCCCGCCGCCGGTTTCAGTTCCGCCAGCTTGCACCCACTTACTTGGTTCTGCTTCAACTTTGGCGTCGGCCTTGGGAGGCTTAGTAATTGGTGTAAAGCTACTGCTTTGTGTTTTCTTGCGGTCTGCTGGTTTCACTGGTTCGGGTGGCTTTGGCAGTGGTTTAATGTGTGCAGGTGCAGTTGGTGTTGAACCTGTAAATCCTGGTGCCTCTAAATCTTCGTAACGTATTGTCAGTGACCACATAACCGGATCACTTGTTGAGTAGTCTAATGTATCATGTTGGGCATCAACAATATACGCATTTTTTAATTTATAAACTTTATCTGCGGCGCCAGGAGCACTTAAATTTTTCATTTTAATTTCAACTTCAAATGGTTTAAACTTTGCGGCTTTACTACCATCGGTTGAATCAAATTGTTCTAGCACCCATGCCCAAATCATTTTATCACCAGCATCGTTGGACTGATCATAAAATGTCATAGTGATTGGTTCGAACGTAAGTTTAGTTTGTACTAACGTTTTGTGATTATACGCATTAACAACTTGTGTATCTGCTGTCCAGCGAGGCAACTCACATGTCTTAGCAAGTAAAACAGGTGTAGTATCATAACCATACTCGCCACCTGTAGTTGTAAACTTTACTTCATACGCATACTTAAGGTAAGGATAGCCATCGCCAAGTGGAGTGTCATCAGGGTGTACCTCGACTCCGTTGAGGATTTTCTTAGTTGCGGCATTTTCAAACTTAAAGTAATTCATATCAATAATAAAGGGCGATTTCTCGCCCTTTATTTCTTTCTCCTAATAAGGGCAAACATTTCTGCTTACTCTTACTTATCACTTTATTAAAGTGAGCTTTTATTAACCACCAGTTGATAAGTCGCCGCCGCCTTGAGTGCCTTCTAACTGGCCTTCGTGGTTAGCGTTATCGTACTTGATAGCGATTGTGATGTTTAGAGGATCACTTGTTGAGTAGTTGTTTTCACCGTAGTTTACGTTTTGGATGTAGCAACCTCCCAATGTCCAAGTGTCAAGAGTTTCTTCACTTCCGTCCAAGTTTTCAATAAGCATTTCAAACTTATAACCGCCGCCTGATCTTGCAGAATATTGGTTAGCATGATCTACTTGCTTTTGCAACTGTGAACCAATAGCACGAACTACTTCGTTTGTTACATCATCTTTAACAGTTAGTGTGATCGGATCCCATGAGTGTTTACCTGCCAAGTTAATACGTGAGTTATAAACGTCTACTACAACGTCATCATGTGTTAAACTTGGGCGGCCAACACTTACTACCTGGCTTGTTAATTGCAATGTATCGCCATCACCGAAACCAGTGAGTGTGACACGAAAGCGATAACTTAGCTTAGGCTGTACCAGTGGGCCACCGGCCCCACCTGGTACGTTAAATTTACTTAAATCGACTGCCATTTTTCAGTTCTCCTTGTCGTTATTTAGTGTTATTGGCGATCGCGCCAGTGTTTACAACTCGAACTGGGATGTAGATGAATTCAATTGCCTTAACTGGCTCAATTGCGATATCAATATACAATTCGTTTCTGTCAATTCTTGCTGGTGTGTTATTTGTCTCATCGCAAACTACCAAGAAGTCATATACAGCACGTTTTGATACCATGTCGGCCATAAATCCATTAAACACCTTAATTACGCGGTCACGTGTAATCTTGTCGTTTGGCTCAAATATGAACGGACGAGCAATAATGTCAAACTGCTTACGTAGATATACTAATAAGCGAGCTACGTTAATGCGGTCAAGTGCAGAGTCAAACGGATATAATGTCTTCTGACCCCATGTAAACAAACCTTGTCCTGGGAAATTAACCAATGGGTTAATGTTGTCTTGATACAATGTATCACGTTGTCCTTGGTTCAATGCCAATGGTAAGAACTCGTTTTCAGCGTTTACTAAACCTAAGTTGCTTACGCCACTTAGAACACCACGTGTTAAACCAGCTGGAGCAAACCATGGATAAGCAACTTGGTCGTTGTAAGCATAGCCACGTAGAACTGCATGACTTGCAGGAACTGCAACATCATTGCCGTCTAAGTCTGTAGACAATGCGCTTGGGTAGTAAATTGCGGCATTACCACTGCGTGTTGTTAAACCATCAGCGCCGTTAGTACCAGCTTCTGTACCCATTGCCCATGTGTGAACTGCACTCATTCTGTTTGACAACTTCATTGGAGTGTCACCAATAACGAATACTGTTTCCTTACGGTCAAAGCTTAATGTAATCATTTCGTCCATACATTCGACATAACCAGGTGTTGCCACTAGGTTGAAGTCTAATGTTTCTGCACGTAAATCTTCGTTGTCTGTTAAAGCGGCTTGTAGACGTTTTACAACTACACGGCGTTGAGCTTTTTCAAACATGTATGGAGCACCTGCTTTAAACCCACTGTCAACGTTACCAGATTCTGTTTGCCAGAATTCTTCAGCGGCATTCCACTTCTTAACGTTACCTGAGCTTACTGCGCTGTTCCATAATAGCATACCATCTGGGTAGTAAGCTGGGTTTGGAACTTGATCGTCCATGGCTGTTGCGCCACCTTCGATACCAGTGTTATCGCCAGGTGTTGCTGTTAAGTCAACAAATAAGCAACCTTCTTCTGTTGTTTGGTCTGCGTTGTCACGTGTTACCCAATCAGTGCCATCATAGAACTTGATTACTGGATAATTGTCCATATCGTTTGTGTCAATCCATACATCGCCATTACTTGCGCTACTTGGTTCTGTTGTATTAACGTGAATGTTTTCTACTGCTGTCCAAATTGGTGTATCGTTAACTGTTGCCTTAACATAAACGTCAACATTTGTACCAGCATCATACCATAAACGGCCATCAACAATAGGACCTGTTGGTGCGGCATCGCTTGCGCTTGGATCTAAAGTAATCCAGCTTGCACCGTCCCAACGCTTAACTGTAAAGCGAGCGGCTGTCGGTTCATCAAACTGTAGGTATAAACTGTTTGTAACTAAAGCAGAACCAAATTCAGCAGTAGCAGTGGCATTATCTTCATAACCAACTAGCATGTCAGCTTTGCTTGGACCAATTTTTTGTACAGTCCAGCTTTCTGTTTTAGAA